TAATCTCTTCAACTACTCCAGCTCCAGCAGTTTGCCTACCAAGAATCTTATCAGTGGCAGAGATGTTTTGAATTTTTGCGTATGTGACCGCACTATTGGCAATAGTAGCTGCAAATGTTCCGGTGCCACTTCCGGTGACATCATTAGTTAACGTGATGGTCTGATCCCCAGTGTTAGTCCCTGAAGATGTGCCAGAGAACGTACCGCTTTGGGTTGCAAGAGTTCCCAGGCCAAGAGTGGTTCGTTGCGCCGAAGCATCCGCATCATCCAACAATGCTCTTCCGGCAGAGGTACAGGTTATTTCTTCAACTGGACCAAGGCTAGAAATGCGCCCTAATATTCTATCACCAGTCGATACGTTCTGTATTTTAGAATAAGTAACCACCCCAGAATCAATGGTCCAAGCAGTACCAAAACTGGAGACGGTAATGTCCCCCTTGTCACCATCTGTTAAAGGAATGACTGTTGAAGCAATAGTAACTGAATCGTTTGTGGCGTTTGTCGTAATGGATATATTTAATCCACCTATTAGCGTTAGTGTATCAGAGGTTGAGTCAGCTACTACGTTCGATTGTCCAGAGACCGCTATTGTTGAGAAAATATTTTGGTCCCCAGTGTTAGTCCCTGAAGATGTACCCGAAAAGGTGCCACTTTGAGTTGCTAGGGTTCCCAGGCCAAGAGTGGTTCGTTGCGCCGAAGCATCCACATCATCCAACAATGCTCTTCCAGCAGAAGTGCAAGAGATCTCTTCGATGTCTCCAGCTCCAGCCGATTGACGCCCCAAGAGCCTGTCAGTTGCGCTTACGTTTTGAATCTTGGCGTAGGTAACGGCATCGTTAGCAATAGTAGCTGCAAATGTTCCAGTGCCACTTCCGGTGACATCATTAGTTAGAGTGATGGTTTGGTCTCCAGTATTAGTCCCTGAAGACGTACCCGAAAAGGTTCCACTTTGAGTTGCTAGTGTTCCGAGGCCAAGCGTTGTTCTTTGTGCCGTTGCATCTGCATCGTCAAGCAAAGCTCTTCCAGCAGAGGTGCAAGTGATCTCTTCGATGTCTCCAGCGCCAGCTGATTGGCGGCCTAAAAGCCTATCAGTTGCACTTACGTTTTGAATCTTGGCGTATGTAACGGCGTCGTTATCAATCGTCCAAGTAGCTCCTGAACTGGAAACAGTAATGTCTCCTTTGTCACCATCTGTAAGTCCTACAACTGAAGAAGATATAGTTATAGAATCGGTTGTGGCGTTGGTAGTAATTGCTACGCCAGTTCCAGCAACTAGTGTAAGAGTATCGCTAGTAGTATCGGCAATGACATCAGATTGTCCAGAAACCGCTATTGTTGAGAAAATATTTTGGTCCCCAGTGTTAGTCCCTGAAGATGTACCCGAAAAGGTGCCACTTTGAGTTGCTAGGGTTCCCAGGCCAAGAGTGGTTCGTTGCGCCGAAGCATCCACATCATCCAACAATGCTCTTCCAGCAGAAGTGCAAGAGATCTCTTCGATGTCTCCAGCTCCAGCCGATTGACGCCCCAAGAGCCTGTCAGTTGCGCTTACGTTTTGAATCTTGGCGTAGGTAACGGCATCGTTAGCAATAGTAGCTGCAAATGTTCCAGTGCCACTTCCGGTGACATCATTAGTTAGAGTGATGGTTTGGTCTCCAGTATTAGTCCCTGAAGACGTACCCGAAAAGGTTCCACTTTGAGTTGCTAGTGTTCCGAGGCCAAGCGTTGTTCTTTGTGCCGTTGCATCTGCATCGTCAAGCAAAGCTCTTCCAGCAGAGGTGCAAGTGATCTCTTCGATGTCTCCAGCGCCAGCTGATTGGCGGCCTAAAAGCCTATCAGTTGCACTTACGTTTTGAATCTTGGCGTATGTAACGGCGTCGTTATCAATCGTCCAAGTAGCTCCTGAACTGGAAACAGTAATGTCTCCTTTGTCACCATCTGTAAGTCCTACAACTGAAGAAGATATAGTTATAGAATCGGTTGTGGCGTTGGTAGTAATTGCTACGCCAGTTCCAGCAACTAGTGTAAGAGTATCGCTAGTAGTATCGGCAATGACATCAGATTGTCCAGAAACCGCTATTGTTGAAAAAAGGTTCTGATCTCCAGTGTTAGTTCCGCTTGATGTCCCCGAAAACGTTCCGTTCTGAGTGGCTAGAGTACCAAGGCCAAGGGTGGCTCGTTGTGCTGTAGCATCTGCGTCATCAAGCAGGGCTCTTCCAGCAGCGGTGCAAGTGATCTCTTCGATGTCTCCAGCACCACTAGATTGGCGTCCCAAGAGCTTATCAGTTGCACTTACGTTCTGAATCTTGGCGTATGTAACGGCGTCGTTGGCAATAGTAGCTGCAAATGTTCCGGTGCCACTTCCGGTGACATCATTAGTTAAGGTGATGGTTTGATCCCCAGTATTAGTCCCTGAAGATGTACCGGAAAAAGTACCGCTTTGGGTCGCCAGGGTTCCCAGGCCAAGAGTGGTTCGTTGTGCCGAAGCATCCACATCATCCAACAAGGCTCTTCCGGCAGAAGTGCAAGAGATCTCTTCGATGTCTCCAGCGCCAACCGATTGACGCCCCAAGAGTTTATCGGTTGCACTTACGTTTTGAATCTTGGCGTATGTAACGGCATCGTTATCAATGGTCCAAGTAGCTCCTGAACCAGAAACAGTAATGTCTCCTCTATCTCCATCGGCGAGACTTACTGTTATCGTCCCAGCACCCTCAGTGATCGAAATGCCGTTGCCATCAGTAAGGTTAGCGTTTTTCCAAACATTCGTTACTGCATCGTAAATGAGCGTGTTGCCACTTGTTGCTCCGGAAATAAGAATGTTGTGAAGCTCGTCTAGCTCATAGCCATTGTCGACTTTTATGTAAATTGAACCAACCGTCGCATGAACCCGCTCAATCCATCCGAGAATTACAGTATGGTTAGGTGCCGTTGGGGCAGTTGTCGTGTACGCTCCAGCGGTAGTTGGGGATAGAAATACTGGCTGCCCTTGTGTCAATCCAAACGTATTGAGTTTATAGAGTGCGCCACTAACAATAACAAACCCTTCAGCGCCAGAAGAAATGCTTTCTGCGACAAGCCCAATCGTGCTACGAGAAGTAATCTCCGAATTTGCCTGCGCTAGTTTAACAGCCACTCGATTACCTTGAGCGCCGCTAATATAAACTACCTGCCCTTTTGTCAGTCCAGCACCTGAGTCATTATACACTCTTGCATATTCTTGAGTGCCGATGGTTTGAGTGACGTTACCACCCTTCATCAAAAGGTCTAAAGAACCCTCCCCGTCGTTCCATGTGATAGTGCCAGGAGTGGTAAGATTCTCACTGGCAGTAGTATCGAAGCCAAGGATGTCTACTGTTGGTGCGTCGGTCCAAGTTGTATCGTAATTTGTTGCGCTATTTTTAACTAAAAGATCACCAGCGACGCCGCCAATAGCTATTCCTGCACCCGCTGGGCCTTGAGAGCCTGTAGGAATAGTAAAATCAAAGACCGCAGCTGAAGAGCTTCCTGAGTTTGTTACCGACGCAGAAGAACCTGGAGCGCCCGTAGTAGTAGTTCCTACAGCAACAGTAGCGGCAGAACCAGCAGGCCCAGTAGATCCGGCAGGTCCCTGAGGTCCCTGTATGCCTTGCGGTCCTGGGGAGGTAATTTCTACCTCCATAATAGGAGGAGAAGATACTGCAATAGAGTTGTCGATCTCTTCAACAACCACTACTTCTTGCGTTTCAATGACCTCCACCGCCGTAATAGGAGGCGAAGAGACCGTAATAGTATTGTTGGCCTCTTCAACGACCACAAATCTTTGGTCTTCAGTGGCTACAACAATAGCATCGGTCATCTAGTTACCTGCCTAGATATAATGGCTCTACCCTGAATAAGTCGTGTAACCGTTGCGCCATTCACAAGCTCAAGGTCATATACAGCCTCATCGAGCTGAAGACTCTGGGTTACCGATGCAGCAATCGTAACGGCAATAGTGCCAAGAGCTCCGCCTAGAATTATGTCAGTAGGAGATACTAGCGACACCAGGGTGTCCTCGGCCTCATAGTTTGTCCGAACCTGCATACGAGCCGTATAGCCCGTAAGGTTTACAGGGTTTCCGGTGCTATCCTTCCATGTCAACGACATGGCGAAGGTAGCCCCCTGTTCTATTGTGATGTCGTAGACTCCTGCTGCCATAGCTATCCTTTAGGCTCTTCTACTTTATCTAATACTGCCAACTTCTGTAATATGCTTTGAACGAAGCCAACGACCATAACCGCATCTTGGCTTGCTGGGCTTATACTCAGTTGAGAAAATACACCCTTGAGAAAATTTACTTCTTGCTCGCTTAAACAAACTACCTTTTCCATTTTGGCCTCCTATGCCTCTAATATTGCTATTCGTGCTTCGAGTTCTTGAATTGCTTTTACCAAAACAGGGATAAGAGCAGTATAGTCCATCGCTAGTTTAGTAGGAGCCCCTTCTGGCTCTCCGACTATCGGCTCATTAGTGTCATATACCGCCTCTGAGACAATGGGTCGAACCTGCTGGGCGCTAAATCCTATGCGCTCAACCTGATCGGGATCGTTTGTAAATGTGAAGGCAACCGGCTCAATGGCGAGAACGTCACTCAATCCGTACGGGAACGGGTCCGTGCTAATATCCTTCAACCTAGCATCGGAGGTCTGCGTACCGACAACCGTTCCGCTTGTAGTTCCAATGTGAGTAATTGTACTTGATATTCTCAGAACGGTAGTGTCGTCAGGCCAAATATAACTAGATGTGTTGTCCTGCTGATCAAGAGAAAGCGCCCCACATGGGCTTGAAATGCCCGAGTGCTTGTAGACCATTATCTTGGCTGATCGTGTGAGACTGGTTCCAGGAGCCAGCGCATGAACCGAGGCCATCTGGCCATTAGCAAGAGAACCTGACTCTGAAAGCACATTGACCTCTCCAGAGGCTCGATATACGTGCAGCGCCTCCGATGGCCCAGTGGTTCCAATACCAACTAGCCCAGTGCCAGTGACTCGCACACGCTCAGAGCCGTTAGTGCTGAGAGCAAGCGGGTTATTGCCCTCTTTAGAAATGGAGAGCGATGTGGGGGCAGCCTGGATTCTTGCTGTTTCGGTTCCAGCGTTATTTGTGAACAAGGCCACACCGATATTATCTGAGGCCCTACCTTTAGTGCTTAGCCCAACGGCGTTTCCTGCATTAGCCTGAACCTCAAGCGGGAAACCCGCAACCACTCCAGTTCCAATCGAAAGCCCAGTGCCGTTTAATACGCCGACTACCGTAGTGCTGGAATTAAATCGCAAATTTCCGCCTGTGTATAATGTCGGAGTAGCATCGGCAGCGCCGCCAAGTATAGCTGAGTAGTGCCCAAACGCAGCGGCATGATTAGTGGCGGTAGTGCCAGTGATGTAAAGCGCAGCGCCATCTGCTGTCCCTGAAAGCCCTCCAAAGATACTTACAACACTTCGTCCAACGCCGCTTCCAATTACGAGAGGATATTGAGGATCGGAATTGCCAAACCCAGCTTTGCCAAGAACATCAATGCGGAATCTCTCAGTGCCACCAGTTGAAAATGCAAGATTATTGGCTGTTGGTAGCCACATTCCAGTATCAGCGTCATTGCCTGGACAGTATGCCGGAGCCGCCGCAGTTCCAGCAGCGACATTAGTTGGCCTAAACCCACCGAAGTTAAGGTTGGCAAGCATCGTATTGGTGCCATCTCGTAAGAGGGCGTTGACAAGAAGAGCCTCGAAATATGTTCCAGTGTAAACAAGAATAGTTGGAATACCCTGCTCTAGCGTTCCGGCAGCGATATCTACGTTGTTTCTTTTAATCGCCTTTGCGCCGAGGCCGCTTACGTTAATTGTAACACTTGGAGAGCCAGCCGTATTTGTAACGTTAGGAACGATAATCAAGAATGAAGCTGTAGTGTAACTGCTCCAAGCAGGAGATGGGGTTGCGATATAATTAACTGGGCCGCCCGTAGTCGAACTGACATAGTTTCGTGTCAACAGACCGTCAAGTGCATCCGCAACGTCATTAAACTTAACGCTCGTAGTCCTTATGTTAAAATCATCTGCGTATGTCATGTTGGATCGTACTCCGTATTAACTAGCACCTGGACAGTTAGTCTAATCGCAGGGGCATGTTCCATGGCCATTATATAGCTAACTGCCTCTACAAGTCCCCTGTAGCTCTTAGCCCTGACAAGCTCCTCTCCATAATTAGCATTTTGAACCGTTGTAACTGAGGTCCCATCATTGACCACCCCAGGACGGGCCGCAGGGTCGGTCCCATAGAATGCTGGAAACTCAGAGTGGTGGAATGAGATTACGTCAAACATCTGGATATCCTTGTAGCGATGATAGGGAACCACAAAACTACAATAGACAAATGGAAGCGCAAACCGAGACATGTAGTAATCGGCTAGAAAGTCCACTGAGTAAATGACAGTGCCGCCGGAGGACGGTTGGCTAGCCGTCGAACCCCCCGTTAAGTATCCAGGCTGCCCTACCACCGGATTAGTGTCAGAAAAACCGAACACAGAAAAAGAATTCTCTACTATGTTTTTAGCCCCAAACAGCGACCTACTTTGTTCAGTAATTTGCTGTACCGCTAAGTAGGCTGTGTTTGAGAAATCTATGGAATACTTAAATCCTTCAACCTCACCGCTCTGAGTAGCGTTGATTGCATAGTACCGCTCAAAGTTTATTTGGGTCCTATTTACAATAGTATCTTCAGTTCTTGTTTCCCAAGAGAGAGGAATTATATCAGCCTGGGGAATTACATACGCCGGAGCTGTCGCCACCCCCCATGGATGAACAAACAGCTTGCCGTTGCTCAGCATTCCTATTTTTGACGCACTGCCACGGGCTATTTGAGATATTACCTCAGAATACGTGACCCTAGATTCTATTATACCGCCAAGATATCTCGCTCTGTGATTGCCAGAGTTGCTAGTAAATAATGGCGTATAGTGAGATGTAGCCAACGTAGTTGTATCTACACCTCCATTGTCATCCCACTGCTCTCCGTCCCACTTATATGTAAGAAAACTTAGAATTGTCGGTGGATCATAAATCCTAGCAGCATTTGAGTATCGGCAGAATCCCTCTACTAAGGACACTATTTCGAGCGAGTCAAGCGGCGGATTGCTTTGTCCGCTGTCAGGAGCTGGCTGCGTTAGGCTCATCGAAGAGTATGTAAATCCATCCTTGGTAAAAGTATTCTCATGCTCAACCGAGGTAGCTGTTACTATTCTAAGTCTACATGCAACCATTGGCTCTGCTGCTACGGGAGAGCTCCATGCTGAGTAAGAGGTTTCACCGCCTGCTGATGTTTGATTAAGAGTTTTTGTTGTTTGCGTAGAGTGTTTATAAAGCTCAAGTTCATTTACTGCGGTATTATTTGCCTTATATCCAATATAGAAATCGTAATCTCTTGCGCTAGTAAGCTCTACAACTACTGGTGCATTAAATGAGATATTTATTGAGAAGGTAGACCCACTGGTATTATTGAATGAATCGTAGATATTAAGCTCTGTTTTGCCCTTAGTTAGTTCTTGAACTACATTTGATGTGTTTTTTTCAACTAAAAGCAAAAATGCCTCAAGGCCTGCTGCGCTTTGCCGACTTGGGCTTGAACTCATTCCTCTTGCGCTAAATTCAATGCCAGTTACAACAAAGCCAGTTTCATTATTGGTGGCAGTAATTTCTGGAAGTCTATAAGCCTTGCCCCCGTTATATTCAGTAAGCGAGTAATAGCTTCCAAGAGTCGGCGTTAAATAACTTGGAGCCGTCCTTGTAAATGAAATGGATGACCATAATTCTGAGTCAATCGCCCACGCTTTCTTTACATAGTAGTTTGGCTGTATTTTAGCTTTCGTAAGCTCATACATTTGAGTAGTGAGTGCGTATTTGGCGTTTGTCACGCCATCGCCAGAGATGCGTGTCGGAATTACTTGCGGATACCTATCAATAGGAGTGGAGAGTCCTGAGTTCACTTTATTGAAGACTATAGGCAAGGACTTTCCAAGCGATGACTGTGGAGCGTTCTCCATCCCAACGATGTCTCTTGATACCTCAAGATTCATGATGGCTTCAGAAATCTTGAATGGCTCAAGCTGAATTGTCATTGAAGGAGAACTGCCAGAAAGTGCCTTCGTCCAAGAGACAACCTTTCCGCCTCCAATCTTTTGCCAAGAAGAGGGAGCGTCAGTTTCTGTATCTGCTTCGCCGAGGTAAATACTAACTGGCTGGTCTATTATAGTGAACCGTTCTAGTACGTCAGAAAAACGCCTATCCGGACCAAACGAGCCTCTTGAATCGTCTATAGTAATTGCAGACACCGAAGACGATGGAATGACCTCTCCAGCTGAGAGCGTCACCTCGCCAACACTTTGTAATATTGGAATATATGTTTCTCTATCTGATGCCGTAGCAGCATTTCTCAATGGCTTATTTACGAAGTTATATGTGCGTGTAATAAGCTCTCGCACATTAAGCCTGTTATCTTTAATGCCACCAAGGGTGTACTGAGCTACTTGTATCTCGACTCTATAGAAGTAGTTAAAGCTCGGAGATGTCATGGCAGCTCCTCGAATGTCGCCGTAACATCACAATAGTCAGTCACCCTTGGGGGTATACTCATCTCAGTTATTCTGCAATACACAACCCGATTGCCCATAAGTATGTCGTGCCAATCTCTTGTAAAAAGAACAATCGGTACATACCTACGAGTACGATAGAAATTTAGGTACATCTGAACGGCCTTGGCATACGACATGCCATTCCATGTGAACTCGAACGTATATGTTGGCCTAATCTGTGCCCCGCCCTGAAGAATCCTAGTGATTGTCGCAGGAGCGTTTGGGTCTATGCCTGGGTCAAAGGCACTACCAAAGAAAAACTTAGCATGAGGAATTTTTGAAGCTGCTGTAGCGTTGTAGTTTATAAACCAATAGCGATACGCAGTGCTTGTCGCAAAAGCATCGATGAAGTCATCGTCGTTTGGCCCATAAAGCGCTTGGCTCGTGAACGATGAGAGAGTTCTTATGGTATTGGCAGTAGCGTAGTTATTAGAGCTTCCGGCCTTTACGGTAATCGTATTCACCGAAGCCTGCTGAAGCAGGTTGGCCCTCCCAATGTAAATAAAGTCACACGGCTTTGTAACGCCACTGGCAAGCTCAAGGGTAATCCGAGTGTCGCCGCTCGCCGCCACGTTTAAGTAATGAAGGTCGGTTCTGTTGCCTCCAAATAAGTTGGCATACGGATACAGCGACGAAGAGGCGTTGCTAATTGAGCCAGCAACGGCATCTTGCGGAATGTCCGGATATCCTATTAAAAGATTGGTTGCCATTCCCTAGACCTCTTCAAATACCGCAGTGATGTTGTTCCAGCCAGCAGTCTCATTATCCTTTTCAATTTTGCACGAATTGGCTACGACCCTACAGTGCATAAGTTTATTATCATAAAGTGGGTCTTGGTACTGGGAAGTATATAGGTATACCGTACTCCGATATGGGTCAGAGACTATCTGGTCCATAAAATCATTCGTTTTTGCGTCGCTAACTCCATCCCACTCTACAGTTACCCTGTGCTTTGGGTAGAAGGCTTTGGACATGATTGTATGCCCACGGGGGTACTTCCATGTGTCCGCATCATCCTCTGTTAGGACTTCCAGTTCGTAGTTGTCCGGCTCCTTACCCATGTCGAATGCCTGCCCAAAATATAGCTTCTTAAAGGCAAACTGCGCTGTCCCAGAGCTCTTGGCTATGGTCACCTTAAAATACCTATATGCAGCTAATGCACCAGCAATATCGTCATTGTATCCAGGAACAAATATAAGGTCGTCGGAATATGGCCCATTTGCCGTCTTGCTCAGAAAGCTAGAGGCCGTTCCTATCTGATCGACCCAAGTGCTCGCATTGTTAGATCCGGCAACCTTTACGGTATTTACAGAGCTCGTAACTAAAGAACGAATGCCCCCAATGAGAAGATGGTCAATGGTCCTTGAGTTGCCAGTCCCTAAATCAAACGTAATATCAACGGACGATGCTGCCGCATTGAGCCTGGCGTGTGTATATCCAAGACCATAGAATGAGGCTGCCAGCGGATAGTCCTCCGCAAATGTCTGAGAGGAGCTAACCACTAAGGCGCTTTTAGTCACGTCTGGCTTGAGAATTAAGAAACTAGCCGCCATTTGCTATCCTTTAAGCCCCTGGATTGTTCTTTGATTTGACGATATTTCCTGTCTTCTTATTTCTCCAGAAGCCTTTTGGTCCTTCTACCCAGTCGCTCTTTCTTCCGGATTTTTTGGTGCTGCCATTCCCGGTATCGCCAGATACATCAGTGCCATCGCCGAATAGAATCTCTACGAGAGCCTGTGCGCTTGAGTTCCCGGTGGTTTTGATATTAAAAATAACATCATTCTTAAACTCATTGCCTCCGAGCTTGACAAGTTTCTCTATGATGTTACTAATTTTTTCCGCAGACCTAGCAAGTGGGCCATTGGCTTTATCTAGGTTTTTAGCCGTGCTATTAAATGCCGAAGGAAGTCTCTGAGCCCCTTTATTAAGCTCAGTAACTAAATTGATCGCCTCTTTTAATGGATCGAATCCGTCACTGGCATCTTTTGCCGCATCATTAAGCTCTTTGTTGACATTGGTAATATCGCCAGTTGTTTTATTGAACTTAAATCCAAGCTCTTCTAAGCGTCCAAGAATCTCAATAACGGCAGCGTCTCCAGCATTGGCAAACTGCTCAAATGTAGTTATCCCACTTTCATCGAGTGCCCTGAAGAATTTATCTACAGTATCTTTATCAAATACACTTAAAAGCTCCTGCCTGAGCCCGCCGAGGTCTGGCTTCGGGACTTGTGAGATAAAGTTCTCGTATGCCTTGCTCGCATCCTCCAATGCTTTCCGAGCTTGCGCTATTTGCTCAGGTCCAACGGCAGCAAGAAGCTGTGCGTTCGCAACGTCGATTGCGGCTCTTAGCTGATCTCCCTGAGCTCGCCTAAGTTTAGATCCCTCTTGAGTAAACTTTTCAGAATATTCGGCAAAGATATCTGTAAAGGCATCTATGCTGACTCGTCCACCTTTTTTACCAGCGTCTATAAGATTTTTGAACGCTTGGGATACAGCGCCAGTAGCGTTTGGTATGCCAGCGCCAAGAAGCTCCTTTGTCTTCTTGATTTCATCATTAACCTGCTTAATGCTAAGCCTACCAGCGAGGAACCCTTGAACCAATATATCTATATTCTTTTCGGCGGTAACGCCGACAGTTCTTAAAACAACGCCAAGGGAATTGCTATCTCGGATGAACGGCAACACCCCCTGTATGTTTATGTCCTTAAACTTATTGGTCGTGTCTTCTACTTTCTTATTCAGGTCGCCAAGGATATTCTCTACTTTGTTTAGTTGCTTTGCATATTCTGCAAGTTTTTTTGCACTAGCCTCAGCGCCTTTATCAAGTTCTGCGTTGTAGGCTTTTTCTAACCTGTCTCGTTTAATTACGTTGGCAAGAACCTCTTGCTGAAGTTTTGCAATCGCCTTTCCAGCTGCTGTCTGACTAAGCTGCTTATTATTTATCTGGTCAAGTATGTTGGAATAAGCCGTGGACTGTTGAACAAGCTTGCGAGCCTCGTCTGTCTGCTTTTTCAGAAGCTCTGCCGCTATTTCCTCTGGAGTCTTCTCTTTCTTTCGGCCACTACCCCTTGATGTTGTGCTCGGGACTACTGGCACAGAAGCAAGTGGGGCCTCAGCATTTTGTCTAATTGAATTAATGTTCTTAATAAGAGTAATTAACTGCTCGTCTGTTGCCTTAGCAAGTTGTTGAAGGCTGGTTATCCCACTTAATCGCAGCGCTTCAAACAATCTAGTTTGCTGCTGCGCTGTAAAATTAAACGTCTGCCCAAGGCTTGAAATTACACTCTCAAATGAAGCTGCGACCTCTTGCCCCTCTGCGCCAATATCTCTAAGAGAGTCGAGTGCATATTGCCCAGGCTGATCATTCTGAAGAGATGTATTGAGATTATTGATCGCCTGCTTAAAGTCACCAATCGCCCCAGGGATTCCTTCTGAGTAAATGTTTTGAAGCTGAACAAGTGAATTATACGCTTCTTCTGCAGTAAGCTGAGCATCTCTGAATGCTTTTAGAATTGCTTTAGAGAGGTCTTCAAAGGTTTCTCCAGTCTGCTGAACAAGCACCTGAAGATTCTGAAGGCTTCCGCCAATGTTATTGGAAATTGCAGTGCCAATAAGCCGTGCCTGCTCATTAGAAATACCCTGAAGCTTTCCTATCGCAAGGCCGATGCCATTGAATGCGTTTTGCACTCCAGCGGAGAGGGTATTGAAGTAGTTAAAAAAACCTTCGCCGCCAAACTGAACCTGTCCAGCGAATGGCGTGAATCCTTCAAATACAAGATCCGAAAGTCTTTGTAATTGCGGCCTAGCCTCCTGAAGAGTCTCTCCAATAGTAAGGATGCCATTGGATACTGCAGTCTGAACTTGCCCTTGAATAACTACGCCAAGACGTCCGCCGTCAAACAGCTCTCCAAAGTATTTGTCGATCCGTTTACGCTCTTTAGTGCTGGCGAGATCTTGAGTGTTCCTCACGATATATTCGCCAACAAGCCTTCCGACTATTCCTCCGATTTCGCCGCCCAATACCGTTCCGATTTGAGTTCCAATCTGCGGCGCATCATTTCTTGTGAATTCAGTGAATGCTAAATCGATGGCAAGATTAAGGCCATCCGTGAGCGCCTTAGCAACCTCAGCCTCAAACCCGGCAAACGTCTCTGATCCAGTTATCGATTGAAGTTGTGCCTGCGTTTCCTTTGAGAAAGACCCGCTGGTATCAAAGCCAAAGAAGCCACCGCCTTGCTGCCTTCCCTCTGCGTCCTTATCGATGCCACGAAGGGCGTCTCGAAGGTTAATTGTGCCCTGTCGAGCCTCAGCGAGTTGTTGATTATAACGCTGAATCTCTCTAGTCTTTTCAGCGCTGACTAAAAGCTTCTCGTCTGGTGCTTGCTGCTTAAGCTCATTAAGCCCCTTAACTTCTTTCTCAAAAGCCTTATAATCGCCACCAGCTTTTAAGAATGCAGCCCCAATAGCTCTTATTTTTTCTGCAAGCTCATCCGCATCGTTTTGCGGATCGTTGAAAACATCTAGAAGCTGCTGTTGAATATCGTTCGGAATTGCACGATCTAATGCTCTGTTAAGACCCTTGGCAAGCTCTTCGAGCTGCTGTTCCTGCTTTTTGAGTGCCTTTGTTGTATCGTCGACTGGCTTAGTGGCCTTTCTGGTTCCCTTAGTGGCATTGACAATAGCAGCCTCAAGAGCTTTAAAGTTTACCCTGGTTATCCCTGCTCCCTTCGATAATTGATCGAGCCCTCCTTTAATACCAGTGAGCGCATCTTTCGCTTGGCCTATTTTGCCGCTGCTGATTGCCCCTGCAAAAACACCTACATCCTTGGCTAGGTCTGCAAAAGAAGATTTAGTAGCAGCAGCAGAAACGTCTTGCTCTATTTTTTTAAGAGCGTTGGTATACTTCTCAACGGCAGCTGTATCCCTTAAGCTATCATCAAATTCTTGCTTTGCAGTTTTAAGATCCGAGAAAATTTTCGCTGCCTGGGGGTCTCCTATTCCAGGGATCTTAAATATTCCAGCCTCTCGCTCGCCCTGCGTCCTAAGGTCTGCAAATAGGCTTGATATCTGAGAACGAGCAGCAATTACTTCGCTGTTATCGACATTTATCTTAATTCCTTTTTCGCCTTCTCCACGAAGCAGAGCGATTTCTGCTCGCAGGCCCTTTGCTTCTTCCTGTGTTCTTTGAAGCGCCGCATCAACGTCGGCAAACCTTGGATTGCCAAGAGTAAAGCCTTCGCTTTTCATCTTGTCTCTTAGTTCGACAAGTTTTTTTGTTCTATTTTCTACAGCAGCGAGTGACTTTTCTAGGTCATTAGCTTTTTCTGCGCCGTTTCTTAGATCAAAGAACAGGTCAATAAATTCTACCAATGCAACCTTTGCAAGAACAAAAGGCTCTTTTAAGGTAGTTGCTACTCTCTTCGTTATTCCAGATAGAGTGCCAAGTATTAATCCAAATCTTTCGCTTGCTGATGCGCTTAATTCAGCTAAGGCAGCCTGTTCTTTATAAGCAAAAATGAGTAATTGAGAAGCATTAAACCCTTGACTGAATTTTGTATTGGCGTTCTCTTGCGCCGCCTGTAGCTTCTGAAGAGATGTACCAACAGTATCTAATACTTCTGGAAGCTCTTCGGCTCTCTCCTTAATCTTCTTAAGAGATTCAGCAAAGAATGCCGCCTTCTTCTCTGCGTCAGTTAGATCGTTAGCGCTCTTGCCAACAGATAGGGCGAAATTCTTATATGCCTCTTCTGCGCTTACAATAATACCAAGGTTGTCGAGGTAGAGTCGTGACTGACGACCGAGTCCAAGAGAAAGAGACTCAAGGCCAAATGCAGCATCGATTCCCATCGCCCTGCCAAGCTTAACTGCAGCTGCTGCGGCTTCGTTGAATACATCAGTTGGAACTCCAAGGAGAACCGCTTGGTTCGCTCTTTGATAAAGGTCTACGTCAGATACAAGGCCTTGCGTTGCTTTTCTCAATGCCTCAATCGACTTGGTCGGATCTTGTCCGATTGTTCTTTGAAGAGTTTGGAAGCCAGCGTTTAGTCCTTCTACTTTACCCGCTTGCGCCGCAAGGTCGTTAATGGCCTTATCGAGCTTTATGATAGCGCCGACTGCTGCAACAACTCCAGCGATTGTTCCGCCAACAACTCCGAGGCTCTTGAAGTTATTAATGAATGCGCCGAATCCTACGTTCACATTGCCAAACTGCAAGGACAGTGCGGCTATGCTGTTCTTAAACGCATCGACAAGCTTGCCATCGCCAGCGGTATCACCAAGGCCACCCCTTGGGGTCTTCTTAATCTTGGCAGTCTCTCTGTTGATGGCCGCAATATTCTCTAAGATTTGAGTGCGAAGAGTCTTTTCTGCTTCGGCCTTCTCTCTCGCAGCCGCTTCTGCAGCACGAACCTCAAGCGTCTTTAATTTAATAGCATTATCAGCCGCTCGTTGGTCGGCCTTGATCTTCTCATCAGAAGCTCTTTGCGCTGCGGCGATTTGCTGTTGCGCTGCAGTCTGAGCTTCCTTCGCCGCAGACTGATACTTAAGCTTCGTGATCGCAATTTCAGGATTCGCATTCGCTAATGCTTCTAAGTGTCTTCTGCGCTCTGCAGCTGCCTCGTTCTCAAGGGCCTTAATCTGAATGCGCTCCTTAGACTCAATGTCCTTAATAAGGACAGCGCTCATGTTCTTAGAGAGCCCCTCTATCTTTTTGAACTGAGCTTCAGTGCTCTTAAGACTATTCTCTAACGCCTTCTTAAGTTCTTCGGCAGATTTAATGGCCTCTTCGGTATCAAGAGTTACATTAATCTTAATGTCATTTGAGTCACCGAATCCTGCCATTACTTTACTTTCGCCTTGCTGTTCTTCTTAGCGCTCCACTCCCTATATTCCGCTAGAACCGCTCTCATCTCCAAGATGGTTTCTGCGCTTTCGTCGGCAAGGCCGCTCTCCTTCAGAAGTCTTTCCTGAAAAGATGCATACCCTGGCGTCATAGATAGGATCTCTACCTGCAGGAATGCGTCAGCAAGTTCGTTAAGTCGCTTGTTCCCTGCTATCTCCACGATAGGACATAGATTGGATAAGCAAGCTGGCTTCTTATTATTTTTGATGTAAAGGATGTGACAGTTTCCGCAGTTAAGACCAGGCTCAAAGAGCCTGTACCTTACCAGCCTAACTAGTTCACTGTTACGTCGTTTTTTGGGTCCGCCTCCCCCTTCATGCCTTCAACGATGGCTTTAGACCATGCTTGAATAAGCTGGAAGAAGAATTTAGCTGAGAACTTCTTATTCTTAAGATCGTCTACAGTAACTGCAGAACCATCCTTATACTCGAAACCACGAAGCTCCCTAAGTTTCGGAAGAAGAATGTCAGCCTGCTCCTCAAGAGTCTTTCCTGACATCTCAATCATAACGGCCCAATCACGAAGAGTAGGCTCGTCGAATATAGCGACTCCATCGCCAATCTTTACGGTAAGGTCATTATCAATAATCATAGCTTAAGCCCTTATTTGATGGGGGTGGGTATGAGCCGAATATATAGAAAGGGCAGCATAGCTCAAGAGACCTATGCTGCCCTTAAGGATACTACCGAACTAATTAAGCAAGCAGGGAGGTTGCAAGCGTATTTACAATCTCGAAGTACGGATATGTGCTTCCGCTCATTCCCGTAGGAGTTGTCGCAGCCTTAAGGAGGCGGAACTCCATCGAAAGGGTGTTTGTGCCCTGGTCAGTAACGGCATACTGCGGCTCAGTTACCAACAACATGCGAGGGATGTAAATCGAGAACGACTTGTTCGTGCCCGTGCCAATCTGCGTACCCTCAATCTGGATGAGAGCTTTACGAGCCGTCTCAGCGCTCCAGATTGTGTAGTAGGCATGGTCAGCGAGCTCTTTAACGTCAATGCTCAATGTCCCTTCAAAGAGATCCGTTGAGATAGGAGCGGAGTTGCCTGCACTGCCCTTAATCTCAGGGATAATCTCTTGTGGACGGCTAAGAGCAAGGTTGAAGCCAGTGATGTTGTACTGGTCTCCAGAGCCTACTGCTGCACCGCTTTGTGCGTTTGTGCGAAACTTGTCTACAAGGTCAACAGCTACAAGCTCTGGAACGCCTTCACTGAAGGTGCAGTTCGCAAGCGTAGCGTTTGTATTGGTTGAAGACGAAAGCTCTACAGCATTAGCCAAGAGCTCTGCTGTAAAGTCCAGATACCCTGGTACGCCAGTTGTAGCAATACCGATGGATTGAACTGCACAGGTTGGGAACTCCATAGTCGTTGCAGACGTTGACTCAAATGCCAACGTAACGTACTTGCTATTCAATGTAGTATTGAATGTAAGAGTATGCTTGTAATCGCCCTGCGTGGCAGTTACCTCAGTTGGCGCTCCAGATGTTCCCATGAACTGCGCCAAGAGAATATCGCAGTTATTGCGATAGCCAAGGTCAGCAGTAAGGGAAACAGTCGGAATAACTGAACCACGGGTTGCAGTGTTCAACATGTAGTTGCCTGACCCGATTTGACGTGCTGTAATTTCCGACACGTTGAAGCTCGGCGATATTTCACCAGTAAAGCTATTTGTAGCTCCGCAGGCTACTGCCGTTCCCCAAGTTGACGCAATCTTCACGCCCGCTTTAGTTTGTGCTCCTGTAATACTAACAGCTCCCATAAAATCTTAAATCTCCATTACTAAACAGTTTTAGTCCCAGTATAGATAAAACCACCTCTCCAGCAGGCTTTGTTATCAATGGTAACTACTGAAATATCCTGTGGGATGCCACCGTTGTAAAAATCTACAGTACCATCCCAATCTCCCGTTAGTTGTGTCCTGACGAGATCATCCACTGTCTCAAGCCGATCTACCAGCGTGTTATAAGTGTTAGAGGAACTCTCCTCCTGTTGAAGATAATACTGCACACGCACCTGAAAAGTGTACCTAGTATTTCCCATGATCTGGGGCTCATGCTGACGAGTAACTAAGCATAGAAAGAAGTTAATTGTAGGGTACTTCCCGGGAGCTCCATAATAGAGTTCGGCCATGTTAAATGCGCTGTCTACGCTGACGTCATATAGATAAATCTTTGGAGTCATTGCCGTAACGGTTTTATGTCCCCAGACTTTATCTTGCCAAGCTGTTCTGACTTCTGATGATGCTGGCATCGACTACCTCGAAATAATGATGGTAGCCGTTCCCTTGCCAGTCTCAATGGTTCCGCCTTCCATCTGCTGGTACTCGAACTTAAGACTGTCGAGGTTGCTCTGAAAGCCGTTCTTATATTCTTGGTACTTTATAGAGAACTTATCCCCAGGCTCTTGAATCTGGCCAACCATGACCATCGCCAATGCCTTGTAGATAACGCAAAGGTCAAGGCGGTCTGCACGAGTAATTTTTGCCCACTCATACCCCTTGGCTCGGAGCTCGCCCTTAATCTCGACAAGCGCCTGGGAAATAAATGCCTTACGCTGAATGTCGGAAGAGTATGCGTCAATCTGCGGGAAATAAGCTCGAAGGTCCTCCTCGGTAACCGAGACAACCTTGTCGTGGCCAACTACTCTTTCGAGTTGAAGCGGCTTGATAACCGTTTGAGTCTGCCCTCCGCTCTGGAGGATGAAGTTAAGCGCAATCCAATAGGTTCGTGTTGGAATGTTGCTATCAGGATGAGGGTCGTTCACAGCTTGAACTGTAAAGCTCCAGGCCTGCTTTTGAGCGCTCCAAGTCCATGAGCTGATGGTCTGTAGGCTATTGGCCCCAGAAGCCGCATCCGAGCGATTAGGGATGTCCTCGTCGAAGACGTAAATAGACGGTGTTTGAGACTGAACAGCCGATGGCACTACCGCTGTATCGTTATCCAAGAGCGGATAAAACCAGTAGGTGATGTTCTGACCAAACGGATAGCCCATTATATCTTACCTTCCTTCCTGTCTCGCTCAGCGTTTTTGACCATATCCTTACGGAACGAGTCCTGGCTTCTGTCGCCCTCTCCACGATGTTGAGCAATGTTTCTGGCAGTCGCAGATGCTTTCTCAATGCTATCACGCACTTGTCGCTCAGACATCTTCTCTTTCTGTAGGTCTACTTTATATCGCATGGCCCTTTTTCCTCTAGTAGTTCTGGATGTGCATAGCAGCATTTATCCATTATTGCTTGAGGCATCCATCCGTTGGCTATAATGTCTTTTATGCGTCCACAATAGAAATTATAGACAATAGGCTGCCCATCTACATCTTTGTCCTTCTTGGACTTCCAGCGGCCAACCACGACAAGCGGCTGATCACTTAACTGCCCATATCTCTTTTGATACACAGAGCATGAGCGGTCGCCAGATAGTCGAGGACAAACTACAGCATCCTCTCCTGGCGGATATAGTGTGCAACACTTCCCCCCGCAAACCTTTATGCAGTAGGTGTCTGCGTCCACGCTATTCTTCCTTCTTTTGCTTTTCTGACTTGTAGGCAATCTCTTCGGCCTTCTTACGACCTTCTTCGTAAGACACCTCATGACCGCCATTACGCATCTTCAAGACCTCTTTGGTCGTTGGCACCATTCGCTCGATTGCGTCCCTTGTACGCTCCTCTGGTGTCATCTGAGTGCGCCAATGCTGAACCTCGGCGTTGGACTCCCACTTTTGTTTTAAGTCTGATGCAGCCTGCGCTTTTTGCTGAGCGTAATGCTGCTGAAGAGCCTGAAAGGTTGGAAGGGATTCAACAGTCCTCATGATGCCTTTTCGAGGAGGTGGACGTGAGCCAAGGTTTTCTTTCTTGATAAATACGGCCATAGGACTAAATGCTGTCCTTTTTAAGAACGGACTGCTTTACTTCGAGCTTCTTGCGCTCTTCCTCTAACTTCTTCTTAAGAACGCTGATCTCGTTCTCGTAGTTAGAAGCTCGCTCATCCCAGTTAATCTCGCTCGACATCTTTTGCTTTACGAACTTCTCAAGATTGTCCCAAGGGTTAAGACCTGCGCCTTGTGAGTAATGAAGAGCTTTAGCGGCCCTCTGTGGGTTTTTGTCGTTAAACTTCGGGAAGTTACCGTAGTCTAGGATTCGGAAACCCTTTTGCAGGTACATATCTACATGATGGTATATTTCAGGCCGACTTTCAGCGTTGAGGGTCATGAGCCCAGTCCCCAGGCGCTTCTCGCCATCGTGAAATACATGCCACTCTTTTGTTTCGAAAAGGATGAAAGCATAGCCTGGGCGTTTCCATCCGGTGAGGTATTTAATCGTCTCTTCTTTTGGCTGAACAATAGTCTTGTAGACTTCCTGCTTCATGGCTTCTCTCGATTGCAATAAAAAAGGGGCGACAAGGTTTCCCCTGCCGCCCCTTAACCTACCTTATATTAGGTATCGCTCAAGAGTTTAACGCCGCAGAGGTCGTTCCACTCGAGTACGTCGTAGAAGTAGTACGTTGCATACTCAGTGTAGAAGCCCTCAGAGCCCTTCTCCTTAACCCATGTAACAGGGGCTGGGGCGAAGAAGCCTGCGAATGCCCACATCGGGTGGAAGATAGCCTGAACGGTATCTCCGCCAGAAGTAGCATGGCCGCTTGTAGCGTGGAAATCAATCGAGCCAAGGAGAGAACCAACATAGCAGTTAGCTTGTGGGGTTCCAGCAAGAACCTCAAGGTAGCTTTCGTTGGACCATACAGCAGCGCCGCTCTGAACGATCTCCTTCTTGATGTTGTAGTGGCCACGGTGAGAAAGAACTGCCTTAAGCGGAACTTCCTTGTTAGGACACTCAGAATTGAAGATGTTGAACTGACCAAGCATTACATCGTCGATTGTAAGGATGCTTGCCGAAGTTACAGAGGTCGAAAGACCAGAGAACAACGAGAGAGCATCGTTATCAACATAACGAGCGATAGCAGCGCCATGCTCAGCAGCAATACGGTCAGCAGTGATGCTTCCGAATTGTCCTTGCTCAACAGATACGCCAGAAACTACAGCACATTTAGCAATCGTTGCTCCTACTGAAGAATCAGTAAGCTCTCCGTTTGCATCTGGTGCGAGGGCAGTAGCCTCAGCAAGAGCAGCAGCAGTCAAAGACCCACGACGAGTGAGCTTTGCTGTCATTGTTCCTGCGGGAAGACCCTCAGTGTGCATAACTGCCATCATGCAGTTTGCTTTTACAAGTGCAGGGGAAATTCCCGCTGCGAGTACGTCGGTAACATTTACGCTGTTACCAAATTCAGTAATGTTGCTTACGGCACCCATACAAAAATCTCCTTAAAAATTAGCTTGCCTTAGTTAAGGCAGCGAAAAAATAGCTAGTCCCATTACTAACTACGAGCTTCACCGTAGTATCAGCCCCGTTGTCGTCCTGAATGAAAATCTTCCCAGCTTGACTTGCAGCAGTACCAAAAGCGGCAATGAGCTCAGCAGCTGTAGGAGTTGTTACATTTGCAGTATTAACAGCGGTAGCGACACCGTTGGTGAATCTCACACCATCGATATCCTTAAACTGTGTTGCCATAGGTAAAATCCTTCCTAATTATGCAGATATGGTTCGCAAAATCTTTTGAACCGCAGCGGGATTGTCCTTCTTCAGGCGCTCCAAGACCTCTCTAGCATTTGGCATAGCTTGCAATTCGGCCCATGACTCAGGGACTTTATTACCCCCACGAGGCGATGAGCGTTGCCCTGGAGTAGCGTCCTTCACACCACTAATACCAGATGCTTTAGCGAGACTTGGATACTTCTCAACAAGAATCTCCCCGTACTCTTTTGGAGTCATTGGACGAGTCCCTTTGTAGAGAATATCTCCGCTATCGTCTTTAACAACGATAGAACCATCTTCGTCTAAATCACAGGACTCTTCCACCTCTCTTTTAATCCACTTCAGGGCGTCCTGATTGAATAGCCCAGAGATTTCAGACATCACTTTATCGGTTACGGCCAGGCTCTTATTGACCTTAGCCAGAGCCTCTAACTGCTCTTTGAGAGACTGCTTTTCTGTCTCGACCTCGTTTCGGTACTTGTCGAGCTTTCGCTGAAAGAGTTCTTCCATCTTCTGCGGGTCTTTCTCTGCAGCTTCCCGTTCCTTCTCTTCCAACTTTTGCTTGAGAGTCTTGTACTCATCGGGGTCGATATCCTTGTAGACCGATACTACCCGATTGTACTCCTTCTCCTTTGACGCAAGCATCCCTTGAAGACGCTGGATTTTATCCTGCATCTTTTGAAGATCGTCACTGCCAGCGTCCTGTGGAGGTGGGGTGGAGTTATTGTTCTCTTCGCTCATTTTGCATTCCGTAGTTTAGATGCTATCGCTTCTCGCTGAGGTTTTGACAGGCCAAAGAACTTGCGAGCTTGAAACTTAACTCTGCCAAGCTTCCCACTCTGATGTCCAAGAGCCTTTTTCGATTGCTTCTGGTCGTTAAAAAAGATGGTAGCGAGAAACTTAAACCCATCTCTCTTAAAGACGACCTTCATTACGTTGAACATATCGCCATCAAAGGTTAGGTCAACGTAGCTAGTTTGAAGCCCTGCCTCTTTTCGAACATCCTTCCAATTCTTCCCAGCCCACTTCTCATTATTTGAGTAAGGGACAAACTGCTTTCCATTGACATCAACACCAGTTTGCGTCCTAGTCTTAATGCCTTGAGCCTCTTTTTCGACCGCATCCTGGAACGTAGGCTCCATCCTTTTAAGTCGTTCTTCGACTGCTTTATTAATGGCCTGAAGGTTTTTTATCTCTATGGTCATTGCCCTGTACTCGTTGGAATAAGGACATGCCGACACCCGTACCCACCGCAATAAAGGTTGGCTGGAATGCCCTGTCCGTTATCCCAAGTATACACCACATCGATAGGAAAGATTCGATTGACCCTCTCGGCGCAGAATGGGCGATTTCTCTGGTCCCGTGGTCCAGCGTAAAGGACAAACTTCTTGCCCTGATTCATGGCAACCATACGACTATAGGTTGCAGTGGATGTCTTTAGGTCTGTGCTAAGCGTGTTGAATATTCGGGTGGCAGGAACGTCAGCAAGGTCGAAGTCCGAGATCCGCTCTCCAGTAATCACAGAGTCGGCAAGCCCTTGGCGCACTTCATTCGCATAGGCTCTGGCCATGATAGAGACGTTCTGCTCTCTGGAGTTAACGAACACTCCCATGTTCGGCAATCTTCGGTCGGCCATCTCTTCCCCATTGGCTATCTCATACCACTGCTCCATAAGCCGATACTGGAGGTCAAAAATATCTTCTAGGCTTTGGATATGCTCCTGCACATCATCCGTCAGGACGATGGACTCAAGGCCGCCTAAGAGCCTTATGACTCGAGACTGGCGGATATTTCTATCGGTGGGCAGGGCGGAGAGCTCTTCGAGAATCTTTCGCTGCATAAGAAGGCGAAGGGTGTTGATGTACCCTGTCACCTCTCTATCTATGCGGCGATTTCCTGCCTCGACCAGTAGCAGGAGCTCTTCCAACTCATCTTCCGTCACTGTCTCTCACCCTTGGCTCTGGAAGCGGTACGTTCACAGTCTCGCCCGGTGTCCCAGTAGCTGTTAGCCCACGAGGTAGAGCCGTTTGGTTAAACTGAGGAAGAGGCTGAATGTCGTCGATGTCCATGACAATCTGCGAGAGCTCGCCTTCGTTATAGCCCATAGTCGCTGCCACCTTCTTAAGGTGCGCCTTGCGCCATGAATCCACATTGCGAATCTCGTCACGGTAAGCCAAGAACAACTGAATCTGCTGATTGACGTCATCGGCAGTGATGTCACGAGAGAGCGTTACACGCCCTTGAAAGTCCGTAATGCCCTTGAAGCGAGCGTAGTTCTTTAAGGCCTCATTGATAGCGCCCTCAAGCTCTCCTACGGCATGGATGAGAAGTGCGATGAGCTCCGTCGACATCTCTCTAAGAGTTGCAGCCCCTGGCGCTTCGTTAGACGTCGAGGACACACCACGAGTACGGTTAAACGCCACTCGGTAAAGCTGGTCCACTGAGGTGTTGATGGCTCCCAAGAGAGCTTCAGTCGAAGCTGGCTCGATAACATACGGCTTGGCCTCTTGTGGAAGCACAGAGACCGCATACTCCGAAATGCTTATAAGATGCTTGTCCTGAAGGTCGCCAGAGACGAAGACTCGCTGAAATGCTTGAGTGTTGAGCTGGTTGTAGTAAGCCGACATCAAGTTGTAGATGACCAACTGAAGCTCAGAGACATCCTTAACCCATGAGACATTGTTGACCGTAATAGCCACTGGTATCTCTGTAAAACCATCGAGCGGGATATCGACGCTTACAGCCTCCCACTCTTCAGTCTCTTCGTTCTCTTTGTAGATGGAGACAAACACTTGCCCGTCACGTCGCTCCATGATCTTGCAGTACTCAACCTCTTCGGGCTCTTCCATGAAGGAGGCACGAGGCGCAATCACTTCGTACTCATAACGGATGCCGTCAAACTTTCTGTCAGGTCCAATCTGCCAATCTTTGAGCTCCAGTGGGTCTATCATCTCCATGTAAGGGCGAAAGCCACTAAGAGCCTCTTCGACTCTAGTGCGGGCCGTATTCTCTGGTGCATCTACGAGGATGCAGGCCTTACCATCACGAAAGAACGACACTGCGATATCGTTCATCAGGAAGTTTTGTAAGCTGGTGCCCTTCCCGTCAATGTTGTGAACATCCTCACCAAGCATCTGGGCCGTCTCTTCGTCGAGCCTAATCGGCTTCGACAGAGCCATCGATATCCAGGTGGAGATAACGGGCTCAAAGAGGTTAAAATACCGAGAACGCAACGCTCGGATTCTTCGGATCTTCTGCCCTACAGTTTCCGAAACGCCAGAGGATGGGTCGGTCGACGCCGCCTGATTCGAGAACTCGAGCTCGTGTGGCCAAAGGTAATTCTGACCGACAAGCTTTTCTCGGTCTCCGTTGTAAAGAACTCGATAGGTTTCTAATGCCTCTTCGTTCTCGTCGTATTCCGGGTGATTATAGAATTTAATGCCCATTATAAACTTGCTCCCAATGGCCTTGTGTAGTCATAAAGGCCATCAATCTTAATGCCCTTTGAAAGCTGGAAGAGACAGTAGGTGCATGCGTCCGCATAGTGAGTCCAGTCCTCGTCTCTTGGCTTCTCGATTTCAAAAGTTCCTTCCTTCAAAGAAGTTTTTACGAAACTCTGAATAAGTCTTCTGCAGTTTACACTCACGAGGAACTTTTCGTAAGCCATAAGCGCCGCCACCCTCTCAAGCCGATGTTTAATCTGAGGGTTCTTCCTCTCGGCGACGATAGAGACGTTGTAAAAACCTAAAGAGGCGAGGTAGTGCTGGATGGAGGTATAATCCGACCCAGCGGTGTGAATGTTCCTGGCAAACCCAGAGGCATCTCCGAAGACTCTGATGGGAGTTGCCCCGTACTCTTGGGGAGGAAAGAGTGCGGCAAACTCAGCGATGGCGTCCATGAGCCCTCTGCTTTCTCCCGAAGATTCTCCAAGAGCCACTATCTGATGAGTGCGAGGGGCATAAGGCCCACGGTCCATCCGCCGAAATTCCTGCATGGCAACCCACGCCAACGGTGCCACGTTGAAGTCAAAGGAGAGCATAATGGGGAGGTCGGGTGTGGCTTCGAAAGAGCTCGTGACGTTGCGAGACTCGACAAACTCCCAGTACGCACTCCCCTTGGTAAATTTCGTGAACAGGCCCTTCTCGTAACTCAGAGCCTTGGCCGGATCATAGGCATAGACGTCCCTTATCTTCGTTTTCGCATAAACCTCCGGGGAGGGCATGAGGTGCTTGTTCATCGTTGTCTCCACGATGAAGCGGCGGAAGTTGCGCTCCTCATCCCCTCTGTCATGCGTGGTGCCGGGAATATCCGCAAGGTCTGCATACCAGTTAAGTCCCTCGGGTGTCCCTTCGCCAATACCCTGCCGGACAATCGCACGGGGGCATCGTAGACGTGTCTGGCACTTTTCGAACACCTCTCGCCGCTGCAGTCCTGGCTCTGTAATCCACCATGACGCAATGTTCGAGCCGACGAATAGTTCCGGGCGGTCCCCAGAGAGGAAGTGGAGTTCGTGCTGATAGCCCTTTAACTGAAGCTTCCAGAAGGGAGTGCGGGTCAAGCTGTAATGAACACGCTCTCTCAGCCCATAGACGTCAAAGAGCACCTGCACCACTGCCGGAATTATAATCTGCTCGACCTTTGTGTAGGTGGGAGCTACGCCCCAGGAAAACCGTGAGTGACGATTCAGCAGCCACCTGTCGATAAACCAGTGGGCCGCCCCCGTGGTCTTCCCGCTCCCCAGGCCGCCCGTGATCCAGAAGATGCGCTCTGGTGTCAGGTCGTCGATAGCGTCATAGACCCACCAGGGAGCCTGGATGCTCCTTTGCTCTATGGGGCCTTGGGGGGTCTGAATGATCATGAAAGCCGATTTAGCACCAGCACCCAGGAGGCTCCAGTGGGTGCATTTGCTCAGTGGGAGCTTAGGAGCCGTGAGAGGCGTGAGGGCCTATGAGGCCCTAGGTTTGCCGGAAAGTTTGCCGGAAGCAACGATGGCGGGTGTCAACAAAAACCCCTTTTTGTTTTTTTCGGCGGGGAGTGGAGGGCCATCGACCCGAAAAAAAACTCAGACCTTCCGCAAATCCGCAATGATTTATAGGGGTTAGACGATTGCGCTTAAAACGTGAGGCGTGAGGCGTGAGGCGTGAGGCGTGAGGCGTGAGGCGTGAGGCGTGAGGCGTGAGGCGTGAGGCGTGA